GATTCGGAACAAAGGCGAATTCGTCCAGAAATATAATGTTAAAGGACATGCCCCGAACAGCACTAGCAGAAGTAGAAGCAGCCAAGATTTTACTTCCGTTCTCCAATTCGAGTGACCCTTTGTTCCAACCGAGAATACCTTGTTGCAACCATTTAGGGAGATTCTCATAAGAAAGTTGTAAGCGGCCCAGCATTTCTCTTGCAGTGGCTGCTTTGTTTGCGAGGATTGCGACATTTACATTAGGATTAAAAAGAACATACCATAGTAGGTATGCAGTAACAATAGTAGATTTACCAGACTGACGAGGAAGTTTTGCTATATTGAATCTATGATCATGGAAACTTTGTACCATTGTTTCCTGAAAATCATACATGGTAAAGGGGATAACACCTTCATCTAGAGATACAATTCTAATATACTCTCTTATAAAATGAAGTGGATCTTCAGCACACTTTAAATATTCAGCAATTTGTTTCTTAGTAAAATTAGTAGAAACATTTGCTTTCTTGAGATTAGGATTACCTAAATATATTTCTTGTTGTGCTGAAGGCATTTTAAAAATAAGTATTTTCTTTTTTTATCACATCAGCAGAAAAATAATTAAAATTAATTACAACTCTTCTCTTCTGATTTGTGCAGGTGGTTCCACTATGTTTCATTGTTGAAGGAAAAACAACTAATCTATTTTCTAGACTTTGTACTTCTTCTCCATTTTCAAATACAGTACAACCATCATTAGTATTTACATAGTATACCGCAGTATTACACTCATACGGAACATCACAATGAAACCCACTCCTTATTTTTTCAGGAGTATAAGTATTTAGATTTGCTTTAATACGAATTAATGATACTAATCCTAGGCTAGGATGATTTAAAATTGGAGCAACTAATTCATAGTATTCACTAGCTGGTTTACCCCTATCATATAAAGGATGTACAAACTGCCAATTATATAATTCATCACAATCAATTAAATTTGGATCATCTAAATATGAACCTACAAATCCCCAAGGAAATCCATAGTCACTACACATAGCTTTTTTAATTCTTTCAAAATCAGATTGTTTTAAAAAATCATCTAAAATAATAATGTCACTCATTCTCATATTCTTTAGTTGGTATTTCCCAGTCAGCGTATAATCGTCTGCCTGTTTTGCCTTTTGAATCTATGTAGACCTGATTGTTACTCGACCAATGTCCCAAAGTGTCTCCTAATCTCACGTAACTCATCAAAATTTTTCTGTTTAGTTCCACCATCATACGCCCAAGCATATCCTTCCTCAATCATAAGTTCATTTAATGAAATACTAGCATCGCCAACATAGAGCCAACCAAGAAGCCTACCATACTTCCCAACGCCACCCTTAAGTTCAGTTCTAATAAGGAGTTCTTCATCACCTTTAATAGTCTCTTCTAATTTTGTTTTCAACCAGTTAGTTGCATCTATTCCCAGTGCCTTCTCTTCCTTGTCTCTAGTTCTCTTCTCTGGCGTATCAACTCCTGCAACTCTAACTCTTTCTTTCTTGTATAAGTCAAACCCAAGATCAATGGTGACATCAATAGTATCCCCGTCAACAACACGATTAATCTTCGTTACTCGGAAATTGTAGCAGCTCTTTCTGCTCGGTGGTATCATTGCTCCCATTTGGCCAAAATTTATCGTACATGAATATGTAGTAGATTACTACACCTACTGCTACGAGTAAGATAGCAATCATTATATTGATTGACCAAACTACTTCGTTCATACAACTTCTCCTATCTGCATTCCATAATCCTTATCAGGTGGAACTATTATAACATAACCAATACCACAATTAAATACTCTTCTCATTTCTTCCTCTTCTATTTCACCTGCTTGTTTTATCTTATTAAAGATCTCTGGTCTTTCCCAAGATGTCCAATCTATATGTGCTTTTAATCCTTTAGGAATAACCCTAGATACATTTTCTTCTAGTCCACCACCAGTGATATGTGCCATACCTACGATAGGATACTCTTCTAATAGTATTTGTATTTGTCTTGCATAGATCGTAGTAGGAGTAAGTAACTCAGGAGTATCTGCCCATGATATCTTATGTCTCCATAACATATCATTGATTAAACTATAACCATTACTATGGATACCACTACTAGGTAAACCAATAATTTTATCACCTGGTTTAATAAGACTACCGTCTATAACTTCACCCTTCTCAACAATACCAGTACAAAAACCAGCAAGATCGATATCATCACCGTATGCTGGTGGAGGTGCAGGTCTAGTATGTTCAGCAGTCTCTCCTCCCAACAAATCTATACCTGCTATTTGACATCCCTTAAGAATACCTTCTAGTATATCATCTACAATAGGAGTTAACTTACCAGTAGAAATATAATCTAAGAAGTATAAAGGTTTAGCACCACATGTGATTACATCATTAACACACATGGCAACAAGATCAATTCCTATAGTAGTAAAGTCTCTAGAAATCTTGCAAATATTAATCTTAGTACCAACACCATCAGCACCAGATACCAAAAGAGGTTCCTCATATCCTGAAGGAACCTGCATCATGCCACTAAATCCACCTATGAGAGGTGCTTTTTTCTTTAGTCTTTCAACAAGAGCATTACCTCCTTCAATGTCAACATTATATTTCACTTAAAAAAATCCTCACTGTTTATTCCTTTATCATCAATGAATAAATCTCCACCAAATTTAACACCTGTTCTTAAGGTAGTAAATTTTAATCCCCATGATCTTAACTGATCAAAGGTTCTTTCATAATGATTGATTTTTGTACCACACCCTCGTGCAGTTTCAATAATAATCTCGTGACCTTCCTCCCATAATTTATTGACTTTTTCTATCCTATCTTTATAGGGGGTAGCCTCAAAGTACTTCATTCCATGACCATCTGGATTAGAGAAGGTCTCGCATAAAGTACCATCCAAATCAAAAACGTATTTCATTAGCAATCACATAAGTTAGGGTGTTCTCCTGTAGCACAATAGTTTGCTGGATCTGCTACTTCTTCACAAGTGTATGAGTCTGCTACTCCTGGATTACTCCAGTTGATACTACCCATACCTGCATTAGTGCATCCTACTAACAATGGTGCTAGTAGTAAAAATTTTTTCATGTTTACCAACGTTGTATTTTATTTAGACCAGATTTAACAAGGTCATTTTCTACAATAACCTTAGTCTTCTCTGCGATATCATCCAAGATATTAACATCAAGACCTGCGAATGGTGGAATGATACCAAGTATGCGAAGTAATCCATCTAAAAATAATGCAAGACAAGTAAACCCAAGAATCATACTAATGATTGTTGCTTCTCTATTATGCTTTGCCATCGATGCTTCGTCAATGGCTCGTGCTTCTTCTACAGCAGCACGGATCAAAATATCCACCTCCTCTTTTGTATAACACAAATGAGGGAGGATCTTTTTGATTGCCTCTTCAGTCATTGTATCAGTATGAACTGTTATTATTATCTATTATATCACATCATTTCGTGAATGTGTGTTGATGGGCGTTCCCCCATCTTCGCTTTCTTATCTCTGTCCATCTCATACAACTTATTCATCATCCTTTGTTTCTTTTCAATGTCGTCAAGTTTCTTTTGAACGTCTTTAATTTCAGACTCAATCGATCTGTCGGTCATTTAAATTTTAAAATGCTTCTCTCAAACCTCCCCACAAAGAAGAGTACAGTAGGTTGTTGATTTGAGTAGAAGTATTTATATAATTATCAGTCTTTAGATG